CTCCAAGCGGCAGTGACACCTTCTGGGGTGTTGTTCGTTCTGCTGACCCAACACGATTGGGTGGACTTCGATACAATGCTCAATCATACACGATTGAAGAAGGTATCACCAACGCTTTAGCATTCGGAAACCGAGAAGGTGCAAAGTTCGATATTATTATCATGGACTTCGCTTCTTACTCTGCCCTTGTTAATAGTTTAGGCGCTAAAGTTCAATATGTTCAAGTTAAACACGATGAAGTTGAAGTTGCCTTCGACGGTATCCGATTCCAATCCGCTTACGGCGCTGTTGAAATCTTGGCCGACAGAAGCTGCCCAGCTCAAACTGCTTATTGCTTGACCATGAACACTTGGAAACTTCGTTCACTAGGTAAAGTGCCTCACATCTTGACCTACGGTATGGAAGGTCTTGAAGGACTTCGCGTCGGAAATGCGGATGCATTAGAAATTCGTATCGCATACTACGGAAATCTTATTTGTTCCGCACCTGGGCGCAACATGGTTGTCCAATTGTCTGCATAATCATATAGTTAGCTAAACTTTTTAAGTTTGAAGGCAGGGCCAAAAACCCTGCCTTTTTTATTTTAAAGCATTTAAGTTGTGAAATCATGTCGACATGATTTCTTACCTGGACAAACCCCAAAATAAGACTTACAATGGCATTGGAGGAGTTGCAAATGTTTAAAGTAGGCGATATTGTAGAAGCTTTTGGGGTTAAAGGTAAAGTAATAGAGACCGATGAAGAAAGGCTCTATGGTGTGGCTGTAGAGTTTTTGATTCAAAAAGAACTAAAAACTTATGGATTTACCAGAGACGGTTTATCGGAAGCGTGGCATAAAGAGCCGTCACTAAAGCTTATAGATCGGCCTCAAAGAACGAAAAAAGTGAATATCTTCGATCCTTCAGCTAAAATTAGTGTAAATTCTTATAACCAAAGAGATCCAATTCATATTTATTTTTCAGATCAATTGTCTACTTATCTCAATGGCCATTATTCTAACGTTAAAGTAACTCTAGAATTTGAAGTGGAGGAAGAATGAGTACTCCAGGATACAAGGGCGTATTTAAGTTTGACTAATTTTGTATACTATAGTAAGCTTTAATTATGAGGGGCCAGAACTGAATCACTGGCTTAATAGAGCACGCTAGCTGTAGGCATAGAGGCCGCCCTCAAAAGTACTAAGGAGTAACTATATGAAGACGTCATTAGCAGTCGGTTTACTTATGATAGCATTTCCTGTATCTCTTCCAGCTTTTCTTGTTATTTATATATTCTTAATTTTTAAGGAAGAAATGAACAAGCAATGAAATCTTATTATAAACGTTGGTTTTTAATAAGATTTCTTGGAAAGCACGGCAAGGCTCATATGCGAGCAGATTTTATCTATTGCCATTATTTAAGAAAGAATTGACATGAAAAAAATTATTATTTTTGTGTTCATATTAACAGGATGTGGTTCAGGTGTATCTGATATTCCTCCAACTGCAACGTCTCCTTCTAAATCCTGTACTGTGGTTAAAACTGACACAGGGGCTTTGATTTTATGCCCAGATGGTTCTCAGGTAGAAGTGTCTAATGGTTTAAACGGAACCAATGGAGTAAATGGCAAAGATGCACCCTCTGTAAGCACTGTGCAGTTTTGTCCTAGTGTAACAACAAATTACCCCACCACTTTCCCCGAGTATGGAATATGCATAGACAACTCCATTTACGGTGTTTATTGGGACGGCAGAAATGCTTGGCTAGCTCTTATTCCTTCTGGATATTACGCTTCAACATCCACAACAGCCCCTTGCAACTTCACCGTGTTGACTAATTGCCAGGTGACTCAATGAAAACAGCATTAATTATAATTTGCGTAATTATAATAACTGGATGCGCTATAAAACATAAAAAATACCATAGCTTAATAGCTATTGTAGGAGGCTGTAATTCCTATGGATATTGTGGAGTTAAATTAAGAGATGGCACCATATTATCTGATGTTTATCAACCCATAATAGGAACTCTTCCTGACTGCACTCAGGATTATTCATGCATAGAGGTAATTCAATGACTCTCAACGCTAATGATTATCGGCTTAGAATACCTTACATTATAAGCTTAACAAAAGACAAAACAGCAGATGAAATATTTGACTTCATCGGTGTGTTAGCCATCGCAACAAATATTCATATTGTATTAGTTTCTTATTACATAGGTGAATTGTATGGTTTTGACAGTCGATTGTATGCTTTTATAAGTCGACTTGAAAAATTCTATACAGTAAAAGAGGTGTTAAATGTCAACAAATGACGATAATGTAAAAGCTTTTCCAAAAACTCATCCTTTTTATTGTGGGTGTCCCAAATGTTTTAACGACAGAGTTATAACAAGCGCTCTACAAGAAATTAAAGAACGTTTAAGATATTATTATTTTACCACAAGACAACAAGAAGTGGACTTTATTAACTTAATGATAATGGTAGAGAAACTAAAAAAATAATGGATATTAAATTGTTATGCAATTATTGCGGTTTTAATTGGGAATACTGGGCAGCTTCTAGGCGTCAAATAGAATCCCTATGCTGTCCTAAATGCAATGATTCTTCCCTAACTGTTAAGGACACAGAGTCTTCTCCAAAAATTGACTACTATAAAGGCTGTCCTCCATTCCCTGAAGACGACACGAATACTAGGGATGACCCAGCTACTAAACCTAGAAAGCAGTGGTATTGGGAAAATAGTCAGTCGTCTAAATCTTCTACAAATAATAACTACTAAAGTACCTTAAAATAGCTCTTGCAACGGCACGCTCCTTGTAATATAAAGCTTGTGAGTATTAACAAGGAGAAATATATGATTATCGAAAAACAAGTAATTGAAAGTTTAAAGCGAGAAGCTGAAACAAACAAAGTAGCCAACGCAGTGTTCTATGTGTTCGCCCTCAGAGACAGAACTAGATCTACATTAACAATTCACGCCCTAGATCAAAGAATGAAACTGAATAAGTTTATCTTTCCTAGAGAAGAGTACTGCAAAATAGTCAAATTATTAAGTGAATTAGATCTAGGTACCCTGGTCACCAACGGTAAAGGCAAAATCATAGGTTTAAAAGACATTAGAGTAACTTTACAGTCTGTAGGCAATGTAGCTTGCAATAAGGTTGGAAATTTAGAAGGTTTTCATGCTAGAAATAAATATGAAGTACTAGAGTTACCCAAAAAAACAGCTAAGCCAGCAGTTATTGCACCTCCTGCACATGAAGTAATGATAGCCGTTAGAATCAATGGAGCTAAATTTGAGATACCGGTGGCAAAAAGCTTATCTGAAAATGAAATCGCTTCATTGATTAAAAGTCTTCTCTGACACACTTGATATAACAATGAACTAGCATATAGTGGATTATAGAGGTCCACTATATGCTAAAGCGGTACGTTTGTTGTTTATTGTTAGCTTTATTATCTGCTTGCGGTTCTCCTAAACCGCAAGATCCTGCCTTCTTGCCTTATTTACAGGCATTTCACCGGCAATATAGTGCTGATATTCTAGACACGGAAATTGAATTCGTTTCTATGTTTCCCACTAATAATGAACTTGCCCAGTGTGAAATGGGCTTTGACCACGTCGAAGTTAGACGGGATTACTGGGAGATGTTAAGCGAAACATCAAGAAAAGTGTTAATTTTCCATGAATTAGGACACTGCATTTTTAATCGAATACATAGAAACGATGTGTACGACGATAATTGTCCTAAGAGCATCATGAGCACCTATTTAATGAGTGATAGCTGTTATAATGCTCATTCTCAAGACTTATTAAAAGAACTTCCTAATTATATAATCAAAAATTTCTAATAATTTCAAGTATGTTAACAATTCTAAACAATATGTTGACAAATTTACTCAAGTTTGAGATACTTTAATCATAGAAACTGAGGAACGTATGAAGAGAATAATGATTAAGCTTTTAGGTATCCATGGTGTAAGGCATAAGATCAGAGAACAAGTCTTGATAGACAATATCAAGGTAATAGAAGGATAAGTTTATGGATAAGAACTTAAAAACTAAAGAAGAAAAAGCTTTAGAACTTTATGAAAAACAAATGATTCAAAAAGCTCAATTGGATGAGCAGTTAAAAAAAGAAAAATGCGAAATTATATATGTTGATTTCGTGAACAAAAAAAGAATTAAAAAATGATCGCATTACTTATACAAACCCTAGTATTTGTGGGACTTCCCATAATCTCTTTGTGTTTAGGAAGGCCTAAACGTGAAAAAACAAAAAGTAGACAATAATTTTGAAGCGCTAATGAAAAAGCTTTATTCAGAAGAAATTTTACTAGAGATATGGTTATCAAGCCAAACATTAAATAAACAACAAGAAATAGAATATAAAGCCGTACTCAAAGAAGTTAAGTATTTATTATCTTTTTCGGAGAAGCGATTACATGGAAGATCTAAAAAATAGAACAACTGTATTGATTTTTATCATATTGACTAAAATTCATGAACTTTTGTTCAAAATTTAAGGACTATCTTATGAAGTTATTTGGAATTACCTTATTGATTATATTCTTTTTACCTAGCCTAGCAAGCGCTATTAAACATAGTAACTCAGAAGTCACCTTTTATGTTTATAATTTCTCATATATGTACCACAGAGATGTATCTGAAATAAATGTACAATTAGTGGACCAACTAAGTGTTAACTCACCCGGTGCTGTAGGATATTGCTTTCACGCGACAGATACCGTGGAAATACTTAAAGAATACTGGGAGTTATTAGATCCACTTAGAAAACAAATGATTATTTTTCATGAACTAGGTCATTGCGCCATGGGCAGGGCACATTCCGATGAGTTATATGACGATAATTGTCCTAAAAGTATCATGCATCACCAAATGGCTATCAAAAAATGCTATATTAAGCATTATGATGAAATGATTCAAGAATTAAGCCATATTACCAGAAACACTGAAACCCTATTCCTTAATAAATAGAACATATGGACTTTCCTATACATTTAAGAGCGTGAGATATCCTCAAGCCTTCCTGTTTAGGTAACCTAGAGCTTAAACGGTGAGAACATAAGCTATATGCTTATGTCATATCTAGGTTATTATAGGATGTCACATGGCTAACCGAAATTTCGCTTCCGCTGGTAAATTGTACAGCGGACACGTAAAACCCGTATTATTAGATTGTAACTTTATCGTTGATTCAACAAATGGAAATGGCTTAGGAATCAGGTCTTTAAAAGGTCCTTATATCCAAAACGTATTCATGCATACTTCTGCCACCCCTGGTAATGGAAATTCAAATCCTGCTACCCCTGGACAAGCAATTCTTAACCCAAATCCTGCTAGTGGAACAATTATTGTTCAATTTCAAGACAATTATAACAGAATTTATTCTGGATGTAATTCAATCGTTTCTGCTTTAGGATCTAACCTAGCAGTAGATGCTAGTGATGCAGCACTTACAGTAGGCGTTGCTTACGTTATAACCATTTTAGGTGATGCCACCCTTGCCGACTGGCGCGCTTTAGGAGTGCCTTCGGGAATTACTCCTGCAGTAGGCGTTGCTTTTATTGCTAAAGCAACTGGCGCAGGAACCTCTTCTGTAAGCCGAGTAGCTCCGACAGCTGCTACGGGTTCTGGAGTAGCTTCAATCGAAACAGTTGGAAACTCCAACCTAGCTTCTGCTCCTGCTTCCACCCCCGGTGTTAGCCAAGGTTTTGGAGCTCAAATTATTCTCCAATGTCGAGACTATGCCGGCGCTATTGTTGCTCCAGCAGCAGGCTCAGTAATTAGCCTACAGTTCTTGCTCAGTGATTCCAGTGTATTAGTTGGCGGCGAATAAGATTTTTCATCGGCGTTATCACAAGAAGTAGGGCAGAGAGTTCAAACAGTTGGGCTGCCCTACTTAAACAAAACTTAGGTCCTCATTTGACATGCTGAAAAGCCCAAATGGGGTTTTTAAAGGTTACTAAATGGCTATACCTAGCGTTCCTACTAATTTTAATATTCAGCAAGGTAATCAACAAGTTTACTTGAGCTGGGATTTAAACACTTTAGCCACCTCTTATAGCGTTCAAAGATCTTTAGATGGCCTAACTTATACAACAGTAGCAAGCCCAACCACTCCTAATTACTTAGACACCGCTGTTACGATTGGAACTCTTTACTATTATCAAGTAGCAGCTACCAATGGTAGTGGAACGAGTGCTTACACAACTCCTCAATCAATAGTACCTACGCCGACGGCTGAAATGAGCTTAGGCCAACTAAGACTTGCATCTCAACAACGAGCAGACAGAGTAAATTCACAATTTGTAACACTAACTGAATGGAATTCATACATTAATCAAAGCATGTACGAGCTGTATGACCTTCTAGTAGATGCCTATGAAGATTACTTCTTAGCTCCAGCAGTAACATTTCCTATAGTAAATAATCAAAATACGTACCCCTTACCAGACGGTATTCTCTATAGCGGAGCTGCTCCTTTTTACAAGATGTCTGGCATGGACTTAGCTTTAAGCACCGGTCAAAACGCTTACGTAACTATAAACAAATTCAATTTTATCGACAGAAATAATTACGTATATCCAAATAGTAATTCAACCATATACGGTGTATTTAATCTTCAATACAGGGTAATGGGAAGCAATGTTCAATTCATTCCCACCCCAGCCGGTAATCAAGTCATAAGAATGTGGTATATACCTAGGCTTCCTCAGCTTCTAAAAGATAATGATTTAACTACAATAGGAACCTCTGGCTGGTTAGAATACGTAATTATTAGATCAGCTATATTGGCTCTCACCAAAGAAGAATCAGATACAACTGCTTTATCAGCTGCTTTAATTGATTTACGTCATAGAATAGAAAACTCTGCTCAAAATAGAGACAATGGCGTTCCAGATACTATTTCTAATACAAATATATGGGGAAATTGGGGCGGGGACGGACCTTTTAGTGGATTCCACGGTGGAGGCTTCTAAATGGCTATCAAATTGCCTCTCTTGAATGCTCAAGACCCCGTAATGAACAGGTATCAAACTCTGCTTCAAGGAGCTCTAATGCCTATTACTAACAGTCCATCAGCAGCAGCTCAACAGGTTTTCATTAAAGATGCCGTATCAGGTAATTTAACTCCTAATATACCCTTACTAGCGGGCACCACCACCGTGATTCCTATAGGCCTTTCTAGCTCATTACAGGGATGGTTTTTGATAAGGAATAAAGTTCAAGCAATTGTTTGGGATAATCAAGATTCAAATACTACGCCTTCTCAAACCCTTCTTTTAAACACGTCGGCAGATACAACCATACAGCTAATGGTGTTTTAAATGTTACAAGAAACTGTAATACCCATATCATTTGCTCAAGGATTAAACACTAAAACTGATCCTAAGCAAATATCTGCAGGACAGCTACTAACACTAGAAAACGGTGTTTTTACAACACCGGGAGAAATAATTAAAAGAAATGGGTATTTATCTTTAAGTGATGAAATTTACGATAATGTCTCACCTACGACATTAATTAAAGGAAGTTCATTAGGCCTTTTAAATGACAATTTAGTATTAACTGATAATACTAATGTATTTATTTACCTTCCAGAAAAAGCATCATGGGCTAAAAGTGGTTATAAAACTAATCTTAGATTATCTACTAAAAGTTTAGCAGGAACTACAGGAACCTCAAGCTATCCATCCTCCGTGAGCAGAATAAATAACTTTAAATTTGTAGCTTATCCAGACCTGCTAGTCACCAGTTCTTTAAGATATTATTTATCGGATTATATAACAAATGTACCTGTAACTGGAACCACAATATCAGCAGTAACTACTCCAGGCACAATTGTTAATATACAAACTCTTTCACTCAACACAGAGTTCGGAGCAACAGTAAGATCCGATGATGGCACCACTTCAACAACAACAATAGGAACCGTTCAAATTACGGGCGGTACACACAACTTTTCTTTAACTATAAATGATAATAGACTTGCTCCACCGATGGTACCAGTATTCAATGGAACTAATTTATTCCTTTTGTATACAGCCGGTGGAGGAAATGATTTAGTAATAGATAAATACGCACTCGGGGGAGCAGGTTCTTTAACGTTTGTAAGCACAGTAACAGTAACAACCACAGACATTACTTTAGGAACAGAGATTTTAGTTGATTTAATTAACAGCGAATTAGTTGTATTATATACAAAAGCAGGAGTAAATGTAGTAGGCAAACGGTATGACTATAATTTAACTTTACTAGCTACTTTTGCTGCATCTTCTGACGTAGGGGATGCTAAAGTAACTGGGGCATTAAATGGAACTGATTTAGGAGTATTCTTTGAACGACAATCTAGCGACACTGTAAATTACTTTACAATGAACGCTGTGGTTCAGAACTATAGAACCTCTCCGTCAGTATTTTCATTAGTAGCCAAACCAACTTACAATACTAGGTTATATTCTAATGCATTTGTTCAAGACTCTAGATATTACTATTCAGTCATTCATCTTAAACAAGCTCAAGCAACTCAATTTATTATATCCGTAGGAGCTCCTTATTCAGGAGGACCCGGTGTAACTGCTGTAGAATCAACTGTTGCTGGAAAATTTGCTTTAAACACCGCTTATTATGGTAGTAATCTTCAAGGATTAGTTAAATGGAGTAATTTTCAACTTCCTTATTTTAAAGCTGCTCAAACATCTTTAGCTTCAGGAGCAATAGTTTCTCAATTTGTAATATCTGAACTTACAACTTTGTTTGATGAAAAGTTATTAAATGTGTCATTAGCTAACAACTTAACTTTTGTTGGCGGGATATTATCTATTTTTGATGGATTAGGAGTAGCAGAAGCAGGCTTTAATTTGTTTCCTGAAATAATAGCTGCAAGCACAAATACTCCTGGTTCCACAGATACTTATAGTTACCTTGTTGTGTATAGTTGGATAGATTTTCAAGGCAATTTACATAGAAGCGCTCCATCTATACCCTCCCAAGTACAAACTGCTACTCCCATAGGACTAACCGGCGTAACAGGTACAATCATCTCTACAGGTTTGGGAGTTTCTGAAGTTTACAAAGCTATGGATGTAACAGTTGACCTATATAGGACCACAAATGGAGGAACTGTATATTATTTGACACAAAGGGCTGCTAATAATTTAGTAGGTTCGGTTTCATTCACAGACAATAGCCAGGATAGTGTTATTATTCAAAATCAACAGCTATACACAACAGGCGGTGAATTAGAAAACATAGGTCCTCCAACAACTAATTTAATTACCTCATTTAAGAACAGAATAATATCTGTAGACGCTGAAAATCCATTGCAATGGTGGTTTTCTAAACAAGTGATACAGGGGTTTCCTGCTGAATTTTCTGATTTATTAACACAAAATATCGATGAAAAAGGTGGTAATATAACAGCTTTAAACACCATGGATGATAAACTTATATTCTTTAAAGCTTCCAACATATGGTATGTTATTGGAGATGGCCCAGCTCCTAATGGACAAAGCAATGATTTTAGTTACCCGCAAATTATTTCTTCTGACACAGGGTGCATAAATCAAAGTTCTATACTATTAACTCCTGCTGGCTTATTCTTTCAATCTCCTAAAGGAATTTATCTATTACAAAGAGACCTTAGCCTTAGCTACATTGGAGCCGCTGTAGAGCGATACAATTCTGCTAATGTTACTTCAGCTCAAATGATAGCCGGTACCACACAAATTAGATTGAGTTTAAATACCGGCATAGTGTTAGTTTATGATTATTTTGTTAAACAATGGTCTATATTCACTAACATAAATGCTTCAGATGCTGTAATATATCTAGGTAATTACACCTATTTAACCTCTACTGGCATGACAAACGTAGAAACCCCCGGTGTATATGCAGATCCATCTGCAACTCCTATAAGCTTAAAGCTGACAACAGGTTGGATGTCCTTTGCGGGTATTCAAAACTTTCAAAGAGTTAAGCAATTTCTGGTATTAGGTGAGTCTGAAAGCGCTACAAATTTATCCGTTAGTTTAGCCTATAACTTTGATAGTACAATCACTCAAGTTGATAACATATCAATTGCAGGGAGTCAGATACCCATGCAATATAGAGTGTTTACCCAGCTGCAAAAGTGTGAGTCTATACAGCTCACTTTGCAAGACTCCCCGGTATCTACTACTGAAGGTCTGAGACTATCAGCTCTTGCTTTTAATGTGGCACAGAAGAAAGGTCCTTTCAAAATGCCTGCTTCTTCGACTTATGGATAATCCAGTATTAATAGGGTAATCCAGTATTAATAGGGTAATCCGGCTAACTTATTACTCAATTTCTCACAAAATTGCATAACTTATTATGCAATTTATCTACAAAATTACCCTATTAATAAATACTCTGCAGAGTATTATGAGTAATCTATACCTTCCGAGGCATAAAATGGACTTTCCTATACCTATGAAGCGAAAAGGCATTCAGCCTATCGTTTTATCTTCGTAACAGAGGTTTTATAGTGAGCTTGTACGCCAATTTCTTAAAAGAACGCATAGGTAAAGATATCTTAGAAGATGACAAAAGCTATGTTACTTTCTGTGGATACCGCGATGGTATTATAGTTGAAGACGTTTATGTTGCTCCTGAACATCGCAAACAAGGACTTGCAATTAAAAGAATTTACGATGTTGTTGAATTGTGTAAACAACACTCCATTAAAAAGATTTATATTTGTGTTTCAACTCAACATAAGCACAGCACAATGCACGAAAGCCCAACAAATATGACAAGAGCCTTAATTAATCATGGCTGTGTCGTTGATCACTTAATAGCCCCTCACGCTATTATTTTAAGTAAGGAAATCTAATGGCCGCACAAACCCCAATTGATCCAAGCGCAGCGCAGTTTAATAGAAACGTAGGCGACAACGACGTAGCAGCTAGAAATGCTCAGCTTGCAGCTAATGCACAAGTACAAGACATTGCTACAAACGGCAGTCGATTAGCTCAAGATCAACTCCAACAAGCTACTAATCAAAACATTCAAAATGCAACTGGAATCATTGCAAGCGCTAAAGGTATTAATCCTGCAATGGCTGCCAGAGAAGCAGGCTACAACGCAGCTAATGCCAACCAAACCGCAGCTAATCAAGCCGCACAATTAAAAGCCCAGACTCAAATGGCAGCTCAAGGCCAGTTGTCTCAAAACACTTTAGCTCAACAACAATTGGCTTATGGTCAAAATCAAGCCCAAAACGCTCTAGTGTTAGGCGTACAACAAGGCAACACCGCTGCTGCCAATGGTGTATTAGAAAGCGGTCTCAGTTTAGGCATGGGCGCAGCTAAGGGTGCAGGAGCTGCTTTAGCAGGAGCCGCTGCTAAAGGTGGCATGGTTCCAGAAGCTAAAGATTATGCGGTAGGCGGACCTATAGAAAATCCTTACGCTCCAGTTCATAGCTACTTCCAAACACTCAATCAAAATGCTTCTATAGAACCCAGCTCTGAAGCTGTCAAAATGATGCAAATGCCAGAAGCTCCAGCTAAGAACTTAGATGACACCAAGGATGATGATAAAAGTAATTTAGTTGCATCAGGCATTGGAGCTTTGGCAAACGCTCTTAAATCTAAACGCACTGCAGAAGACGATGTACAAGATGACGACGCTAATCCATTACAAGCAGCTTTTGCCAGAGGCGGTAGAGCCAAGAAAAAAATACCGGCTATGGTTTCCCCAGGTGAGATTTATCTTAAGCCAGGTCAAGCTAAATCAGTAGCTAAAGGCAAAGCAGATCCTATTAAAGTCGGAGAACGCATCCCCGGTAAACCAAAGGTTCCTGGAAATTCATATGCTAATGACGTGGTGCCTAAGAAATTGGAATCAGGCGGGGTGGTAATACCTAATTCCGTTATGCAATCATCTGACCCAGCACACAACGCTTATAAATTTGTACAAGCTGTTATGGCTCGAAGTAAGTCCAAAGGTAAGAAATAACTATGAGCATCAAAATAGACTGGTCTAAATTTCGTAAAAAAGATTCAGATAAAGCCAAAACTACTTTAGTTCATGAGGATGGCCACATTTTAACTCTTGCTCATAATGGTCTTACCAGAGAAACCAAAAAGCAACTTGAGAAACTTAAAATGGCCGAAGGCGGGGAAGTTTCCTCTGATAAGAAGCCTAAAAAAGATTCAGGTCCTTATATAGATCCTAAAGCAGCTAAAGAAGTCGAATCCGGTGCTAACGAATCAGGTTGGCAGCCAGAGAAATGGAAAAAGAACGTTAAAGAAGGTTTAGGCTTAGCCGAAGGCGGGGAAGTAGATAACGAAGCATCTTTAGATGTGGAACCAAACCCTTCCGAAGATCAGCCAGGAGAAACAATACCGGTGGGACAGCTTCCTCAAATCCCCCAACCCGGTACGCTAGTCTCAGACTCTAGAACTCTTCCTCAAGCGCCAGCTGAAAATGCTCAAGCAATGACTGCTCCAGAAGAAGCTCAAATGCAAGCGCCTGCGGCTCCTCAACCTCAAGACATGGATCCAAATGCTCCTACTCTCGATAACGCTTATAAAGCTAGTTCAAATGCTATTAATAAAGAGGCTGACACACTATCTCAGCTCGGCAAAGAACAGGCGGCTATTCAAAAGAAAGCTGCCGAAGCTGATCAGGCTTTTATGGCAACGCGTCAAGCCGATTTACAGAAAATGCAGCAAGAAACTCTTGCACAAGCTCATGACATTGCCAACTCTAAAATAGATCCAGAAGCCTATTGGAAAGATCATAGCAAAGTGTTAACAGCTATTGGGCTTTTCTTAGGAGGCTTCGGTGGTGGGTCTAATCCAGCCATGGAATACCTAAATAAAGCCATTGAACGAAACGTAGATGCACAAAAAGCTGAGATTGGCAAAAAGAACAACTTATTTGCTATGAACATGCGTATATATGGCAATAAAATGGCAGCTGAGGATGCAACTAAAGCAGCTAATGCGGCTTACGTAGCTCATCAATTAGGAGAAGCTGCCGCAAAAGCTTCCAGTCCATTAGCTAAATCTAGAGCGTTACAAGGCCAAGCTGCTTTAATGCAACAATATGCTCCTTTAATTCAAAAAGCTGCACTAAGTAAAACCATTGCAAGCGGTGCAGCTGACCACATGGATCCTGCTCATTTCGTAAATACTTTAGTTAAACCAGATCAACAGAAACAAGTATTTAGTGAAATAGAAGCTGCTCAAAACACCAAGAAGATGAGTAAAGACATTATTCAATCATTTGAAGATGCTGCCAAAGAGAACACTGTAATGAAAACAGGAGCTGGTTTTCTAAGAACTCCGGGTTCTGTAATGGCTCTACATCAAGCAATGCAGCCTACTTTTAAGGATTTAGAAGGCACCGTAAGGCAGGCTGCTATGGATAATACCTTTAAAAATGTAACGCCTATGCCCGGTGATTCTGAACATAAGATTCAACAAAAACGTGAGGCTCTTATGGGCTATCTCCAATCTAAAGCTTCTGCACCGACAGCTAAAGGTAATGGACTTGATCTTTCTAAATTTGAAAGCACAAGACCCATTACAATGGATCAACAGGCGATGAAAACCCCTGAAATTAAAACCTTAAATGGAGTTCAATATCAGAAGGTTAACGGCGGCTGGCGTAAAGTACAATAACCTTGATCTTTAATCAAGGGTAGGATAATAACAAATGGCACACGACTTCCTTTCAGACGAACAAATGGATCAAGCTATGAGTGCGGCAACGGATATAGATCCGCAGTCCGCGGTTCAAGTTCCTGGCATGAAAAAAGTCGTTGGTGCATTAATTGATGATGTTCCTAACAAACCCGGTGACGATTCTATACAACCTGATTATAACTCTCCTATAGAAGCTGTAGCTTTTGCGGCTCCTAAAGCCGCTATGTCAGCTACTGATGCCATAGCTAACGGCGTAGCTCATACAGACTTCGGTAAATTAGTTGGTAATGAAATAGGAACCTTAGGTAAACAAGTTGCCGTAGGTCCTGGCTCCCCTGCCAAACCCGGTGCCCTACAACGCATAGCTAAAGCTATTGGTTTACCTGAAGGCACAAAAGCTGAAGAAATGATTGAACTTACAGCTAAAGGACTTAAAGATAGGCATTCTGATTTAAAGCAATCTGATTTAGTATTGTTACGACAAAAAGCTAACGGTCCTAAAAAAGGCTATTTAAGCACAACGGTTGATGACAACAGAGGCAGCTCTGCTTTTGCCGAAGGCGGTGAAGTTTCCAGCCCTGACTTCATTCCCGATGAACAGTTTAATAAAATGACTGAAAACCAATCTACAGTCGTTAATTCAGCTCAAAATCAAACCAGTGCTCCAGATTTCATCCCTGATGATCAATTTAAGTCAGATGAGGAAACTTATTCGACACCGGGGCAGCAAGTCGGGGCAGCATTAGAAGGCGCCGCAAGAGGCCTTGTAGGTCCTATAGCACCGTTGGCTGAACAAGCTTTTAGTCAAGCAGTATTTAATCAATCTCCAGAAGAAACTAGCAAACATATTAGGGCTCGAGAAGAAGCCAATCCAACTTTAAGCAAAGTGTCTGAAGGCGCTGCATTGTTAGGCTCTATGTTTACAGGCACCGGTGAGGCCGCTCTTGCTGCGAAAGCTGGAGAAGTGTTAACCAAAGGACTTGAAGGAGCATCACTGGCTTCTAAAATAGGTTCTGGCGCCGCTAAAGCAGCTATTGAGAATATGTTCATCCAAGGCAGCGATGAAGCTTCTAAGATGATACTGAGAGACCCCAATTCCTCTGTACAAACAGCGGTGACAAATATAGGCTTAGCCGGTTTATTAGGCGGCACTGTTGGCGGTACTATAGAAGGTACATCTGCCGCCTTAAAAGGACTAACGGGTGCCCATAAAATAGGCCAACTGGTTGAAGACTTTAAAGGTAGAATTAATGAACACATTGCCAATCCAGAGCCACAGTTTGCTTTAAATCAGGAATTGACAGACCACTATAATAACATTAGGCAAGTTGCAGATGATGTATATGGTCCTACGGGGTTAAAAGCGGTTGACATTCAGAAATCTATGCCTGAAATGTCTGAGAAAATTACTAATCAAACTTCAGAAATAGCTCAAAAATTAGAAGATTCTGTTGCTAAAATGACTAAAGACTCTTACAAGTACCCTGCTAGATTAACTGGTAAGTTACAAGAAGACTTGAGTAATTTCAAAAATGTTTTGTCTAATGCTAAATCCCCCAGTGAAATATTCAACGCTACTCAAGACTTGAAACAAACACTGCAGGGATATGCAAAGTTTGATAAATTTGTTAAACCTGTGGATGAGGCTTATGATTTTGTTAGAGATTCTAAGAAGCTGGCTTTCGATTTAAGAAACTCATTAGAAGATAAAGCTGTATGGGGAAAGGCTGCTGAAAGACAACAAGCCATTAATAGAGCTTTCTCAGAATTTAAACCCGCTTTACAAGATTTTGAGAAGAAATTCACGACTGAAATATCGGGCGAAAGAGTCGTAGACCCCGGTAAAATAGCCACCTACATCAATCAATTAGGTAAGCCATCAGCTGAAATTAAACAAAGCATGCTGTCTAATTTCTTAGATGCTTCTGAAAAATACGGTAAGGTCATAAATGATACTCATGCAAATTTAGGCATTGAAAGTCCTTTACAACCAAGTTCATTAGCTTTTGCCAATAGCACTTTGAAACGTAAAAGCACTGGGGCGAAATTAGCTGACATTTTCATCAACAAAGGATTGACTGATGCAGGCGGTAAAGGTATTGGAGCCGCTATCGGAGCGGGTGTTGGTAGAGCTTTAGGTGTAAGCGCTGAAATAGGTGCCTTAATTGGTACCCATGCCCTAGGACCTTTCTTTTCGTCGGTATTACCATCTTTAGCGAAAGCTATGGTAGGAACAGCAGCTAAGGGAGAAGCGTTTATAAAAGCAAGCAATTATGCTGCTTCGGTCGCCAAAGGCGAGCTATTAGCTGATAAAGCTGTTAGTGGATTGTTTAAAGAAGGACATGATGTTTTGCCTAGTTCTGCTATACCTACAGAAAAAGATATCAGCAAGTTAGATAAAATATTAAAAGGCCTACAATTAAATGCTAACAGTTTAATTAACAGCGGTGATCAAATAGGTCATTATCTTCCTCAACATGCCGCATCTATTGGGGAAACAGCCAGCACAGCAACTCAATATCTTAACAGTTTAAGGCCAGACAACGATCCTAAAGCGCCTTTAGATAATAGAATTAAACCGGCTCCTTATCAAACAGCTGAATTCGTGAATTCTCTTAAAATAGCTCAGCAGCCTTTACTTGTTTTAGATAAGCTTAAAAAAGGCAATTTAGCTATGAAAGACGTAATGGAGCTAAAGACTTTATACCCTGATTTATATAAACAGTTATCAGGTAAAATCACCGGTGAAATCGTTAAACAAACTCAAAAAGGGATTCATGTGCCGTATAAGACACGTATGGGACTATCGTTATTCTTAGGACAACCTATGGATAGTACCATGAGTCCTGCATCTATTATAGCTGCTCAATCTAACGCTGCAAGTCAGCAGTCTCCTCAACAAGGCACCCCCGGTAAAGCACCTTCAGCTGCCAGTACTAAAGAATTGACAAAAATACCAGGGTCTACGAGAACGCCCTCTCAAGCCAGACAGTATAATCAACAAACTAAAGATTAATATCTTAATTGTTTTTCCGAAACCTAGAACAATCTCTGGTAGGCCATATTTTACAGCCCTTGTAATAAATCAGGTAAGTCTGAACACTTTAAAATAGGTTCTCTTAAGTGGGGCCATTTAGCAAGAGCATTTTTATAAGCTCTTCTATATATGATTGATTGCCATTTATATAATATGGCACCGAACACCCTCTCTATAAAAGGGCCTATATAGTAGATATCCATGACCCATAACCACCTTGGAAACTGATTATAATAGTAGCCTGGATAAATTAAAGAATGTAAATAAAAGGCACCAAACATAGCGTAGAATCGCACGGTGCCGTATTTTTCTTTATATTGACCGCCCAATCTCCCCCATTTAGCACAGTAGTTACCTATGTAACTGGCTGCATCATATATTTGTTGATATTCTAAATCTGTCATACTAATCTATCCAATATCTTTGAAATGGGTGATTATCTCTATAATATTCTTTAGCTACATCTTTCATGCCATTTGGAAACACTTTGTATAGTCTATTATACCAAAGTTTAGAAACCAATCTACAAAACCAGCTTTTAGTTTTAACGCTTTGAATTAGAAGCCAACTAAGACGTCTAGCATCTGTATTTGAAGCCGGTGCATTAACACAGCTAGTAGCTATTACAATGCTCGTATACAGCATTAAAGGTAACATAACTAATGAAGGAATGCCTTTTGCTAATAAGTAAGCATATAGAAGTTGAGGCTGTCTCCAAAGTCTAATGGGTAGTTTAAAACCAGGCCTAATATGTAGTTCAGAATAAGCCGCAATGACACCGTAATAGTCGTCCACTTCATCGGGAGTTGTGTCATTGGGGGCTCTATGTAATTCTTTGTCAAATCCGATGCACCTAAATATCTCCGTTAAAGAACAGGGTGCATTAGCATCAGGCAAACAATTATTGCGATTTGCCATTATAAGATACTCAGCGGTAAACATAGGACCGTTGTCAGATGCTCTTACAACTCCAGCCGGCACTAAATTTGGAGCCACCAAACCGTTTCCATCTATATAAGGCAAGATTTCTTCATTCAAATTCATTTCAAATACCTCAATAAGATTGTTCTAATTTTCTTTTCAATATTTTGGCTGTTTGTCTGAGCATTAGCAGGCCAAGCAGCATAATAAGCAGCATAAGCAACATAAGTAACATTAATAGCAGCCAAAGCAGCATAGTAAGCAGCCAAAGCAGCATAGTAAGCAGCCAAAGCAGCATCAGCAGCATCAGCAACATAAGCAGCATTAGCAGTATCAGCAGCATCAGCAGCATTAGCAGTATCAGCAGCTGCTTCTTTACAAGCTTTTATATCTAATATTTTAGCTCTAGCTGCTAAAATGGCTAGCCTTGGCCTATTATCGTTAGGATGTTGCTGTTCAAATATTGGCAAAACCAGTTCAGCTATATCTGCTGCAGCAAAACGTAGTAACTTTTTATCCATTAGCCTTACTCCTACCCATATTTTGTCATTATGGCTAATATTCCTTAAACCCATAAACTGTTTAGGTGTAAAGGTTTTATCGCTGTAATGCTTTAAATAATTATTGAATCTATCTTTACATGGATTTAGTTTAGCTATTGTTTTAACAGAAATTTTATCTTTTCGCTTAAAAAAATCAAAAATATTCACACATCTCTCCTTTAATAAAAATACAGTATAAGCAGGCTGGACTGACGTCTACATCCACTTAGCCACTGGGAGTTCACCTAGGGCACCTGCTTATAAAACGTAGAGCGCCATTCTACATAAATAAAGCATATGGCATAAGTAAACATTAGTCAATATGGACTTTGCTATATTAATGAACTAAACCCATAAGGTTTTAATCCATAAGAGGTTCTATAATGGCCAGAAAAAACACCGTGGTATACCAGCTCGCTAAAGCTCAAAGCTTAGCGGCTTCTTTCAGTACTACCCCCACAATTGTAAGATATTTAGACAATTGCAGCTATCAAATTAACGTAACTACAAGTGATTCAACGGGAACCTTTCAAGTAGAGGTGAGCAACGATTACTATGTTAATGAAGGAAATGATAGTGTTGTGATGAATCCAGGTAGTTGGACAGCACTCACTTTAGCAGGCGGAACACCTTTTGTTGCAGCAGCAGATGATACTATCGTCATAAATCTAAATCAACTTCCATTTTATGCAGTTAGAATACACTACACGTCTACCGTAGCTGGAACTGGTACCTGCGATATTTTTGTAACTGATAAACAAATCGGTGGTTAGTTTAAGGAAAAATCGATAATATGGCTCAAAATTACGTATATCCAAGTTCAAGCTCTGTAACCCTAACCGGTACTCCTAATAATGCTCCTATTCCTTCTACAAGTATTTTAGTTGCAGGAGAAAATCCTTCCGGAAATCAAACAGTTTTCCAAATGGATGCAGGAGGAGCGCTTTTAGTTTCTCCTTTAACAACTAGCTCAATTGTAACAGTTGTACAACCAGATGGTTCTTTGTTACACGCCACAATAGATGCCTCTGCGCTTCCTTCTGGAGCCGCTACCTCTGCTAATCAAAGCACTGAAATCACACACTTAACTAGTATAGACACAAAAACTCCTGCTCAAGGAGCCGCTTTAATCGCAGCTAGCACCCCTGTAAACATAGCTTCAGATCAAGTAGTACCTGTGTCGGCTTCGGCTCTTCCATTACCCTCTGGAGCAGCTACCGCCGCCCTACAGACATCAGGTAATGCTTCTTTAAGCTCTATTGATACAAAAACCCCGGCTTTGGGACAGGCTTTAGCTGCCGCTTCAGTACCCGTGGTATTGACTGCTTCTCAATTGTCTACATTAACGCCGCTGACCAGCGTAACTGTAACGCAAGCAACGGGAACAAATCTACATACAGTTGTGGATAGTGGTTCTATTACAGCTACTCAAGCAACAGGTTCTAATTTACACGTTCAAGTAGATGCAGGCTCGGCAATTATAGGCAAAGTAGGCATTGATCAAACAACTCCAGGCACCACAAACGGTGTTCAGGTTAATGCAGCTTTACCTGCAGGCACTAATAACATCGGTAAAGTAAGTGCTTTAGCAGCAACTCCAACTGCTTTAACAGTTACGCAAGCTGCCATTACGGTAGGCACATCCGCAGTAAGACTAACAGTATCAGGTTCTGCTCCAGCCTCTACGCGGGTAGTGTTGGCAGCGACTCCAGACACGACTTCTACGGCTACTTTTTATATTGGTTCTGCTACAGTAACAAACTCAGGAGCAACAAGAGGTATAGAAATAGTTGCAGGACAATCGTTTATTGCAAACAATGATGCAGGCGATTACTACATTGTATCTAGTACGGGATCGCAAACGGTTACTGTGATGGAGCAAGCTTAATATGGCCATAATGATCACAAGTAAATCTAGTTCTTCTTCAGGTCCTTTAATAACAGCTACATATAATACTTCGGCAGGACAATCTATTCCTAATAGCGGCGCAGATGCAATAGTTAATTTTGATACTAAAATAGATGATCCATTTAATTGTGTTACCACTGGAGCAAGTTGGATTTTTACCGTGCCGGCTGGGGGAGCAGGTATTTACTATGTTCATGCTTCAACCCTGTATGATACTACCGCATTAGTTGTAGGACAACAAACGATAGGAAAAATAAAAATTAATGGTTCTCAAGTTGCAGGCGTGGTAGCGGGTATTGAAGGCACTTCTACAACCTACACAGATGTCCAAATATCCTATTCTGCTAGACTTTCTGTAGGAGACACAATTCAATTCACGTTAAATAATATTTTTAGTGCTTCTAAGCCTCTAATAGCAGACGGTAATTATAATTATATTAATATAACTAGACTTGGATCTTAAATTTTATGAGAAATGTAAATTGTATAGTTTTATCAGCTCCAGATACCGCTAGTCAAAATGGTATTCAAATTGACTCCAATCAACTGGTTGCTGCTTCTTTTCAAGCAGTGTTTGGCGATACAGATGCAGCTGGAGACATCAAAATTCAAATGTCCAATGATATTTGTAATGACCGATATCAAGCAAGTGCATTTACGGTAACCAATTGGACAGACGTACCAAGTGCCACTGCTTCTGTAACCTCCGGTGCATCAGTAGTCATTAGTATCCCACAAATGTGTTATAGATGGATTAGAGTTGTTTTTACGAGCAGTAATGCAGGTGCTACAACTATAGTTGTTAACATGAATGCTTTGTCTCTTTAGTGCTTTGTGACACATCTTTATCCAATAGCATTTTTCGACCCTCCCCACGTACTACAAGCAAATGTAAGTAATATTCCTGGAACTGCTTCTAGTCCTCTACAAGTAATAGCAGATATTGGATTTAAGGCTTCTTATGCAATTGATTACATCGACACCACGGGTGATTACATAGGGGTTTACACAGGTCCTGCAGGACATGAAGTTCTTAATTGCATCATAGGTGGGGGTCTTTCCAATAGAGCTTGGAGCGTTATACCGGCTAAAAGCCGAGTGTCATTAAGAAGTATGACTGCTTCTTCGATCACAAATGGTCAATTAACATGTACTTTCATGGGATTTGGACTGTAAAATGGCTGCCACCTCAATAAAAGACGGCTTTCAAGGTGGTTCAGACAATCAACTTAAGGTTAATTCTGACGGTAGTGTTAATGTCAATTCTACAGGTGCTGGTGGGGGCCCTGTAGTAACAAACATCACTGAAATTGGTGGGGCGACAATCAGTGAAGGTCAAAAGCCGATGTCCGCATCCCTTCCTGTAGTTATCGCTAGTGATCAAACTCCAATGGTCTCTACAACCGCGGTAGTAACCTCAGTGACTTCAAGCGCTACCAATACTACACTGTTGGCATCAAATCCCAATAGAAAAGGCGCAGTATTCTATAATGATTCTACACAAACATGCTATCTAAAGTTGGGAACCTCAGCCTCGAATACAAGTTTCACTATTTTAATGCAAACGGGTTCAACTTTTATAATTGATACTCCCCCTCTATACACCGGGGGGGTGGATGGTATTTGGTCTAGTGCTAATGGATTCATGCGCGTAACGGAACTAGTTTAATGAAGTATATTAAACCATCAGGTAATCTAACAGGCGTAGGAACAGATGGCATCACCATTGTGAATGGTACAGGTGCGGTTACTGGGGCGGGGACTCAGATTTCTCAACATGTGGCTGATTCAACACACAATGGTTATTTAGATTCGACTGATTGGAATATATTCAATAATAAATTAAATGCTTCTGAAGGTAATTTTATTACAAACCCAGACGCGGAAATAGATCTTTCTGGATGGAATCTATATAATAATTCTGGTAGAACCATTCCAGCCTCTTTAATTAATCAAGATATAACTTATACTTCAACCTTATCCGGCGGTGGAGGGAATGGAGTAGAAATTGAATATATTTATAATGCATCCTTTCCTAGCTCTACCCCCAATATAAATGTAATATCCTCTACACATGTTCAAGTACAATGGAATAATGGTCCAACAATTGCTAATAATCCTACTGCAACTCAATTAGTTGCAGCTTGGAATGCAGTTGGAGCTGCAACAGCAATTGCAACGCTTTCAATTACAGGCACAGCCAGCAAATTACAGTACATTGTAGGAGGAGAGTTTTTATCCGGTGGTGGGGATGCATCCCCAATTAATGGCACTGGTGGGGTCGTAACTGGAGTAACATTGACTAGAAATACAACTACTCCGCTGCAAGGGGTGGCTAGCTTTGATTTAGCAAAGGATGCTAATAATAGGCAAGGAGAAGGAGTTAGCACTGATTTTGCAATACAAAGTTTAGATAGAGGTAGGCAGATACAAGTTTCATTTGCTTATGAAAGCATTTCTGGAATGGTTTTTGGCTCTAACTCTGATATACAAGTATTCATTTATGATATAACAAATGCAGTTCTTATACCTATTAGTCTGGTTCATACTCTTGCCGGACCTGTAAATACTATAGATTTTTTTGTTGGTACGTTTACTGCCGCTGCTACGAGTGTCGATTATCGACTCATTCTACATATTGCTACTACAAATACAGTAGCTTGGGATTTTATATATGATGAGGTCACTGCCACAGATATCATTACTCCTGGAACACCCACACAAGTACCGTCACTTGTTTTATTAGATCAACCGATCTCTGGAGCAGTTACCGACCATATGGTCGTTATGTGGCGCGACGGTGCGACACAATGGATTCCAGCCACTATAGCTGGAGCAGCGATACCTGCATTCGGGTCAGATAAAACACAATTAGGTTTTGCTACTAATATAACAGGGTCGTCAGCCGCTATATTTATACGTGGTTCTATGGACGGCTTTTCATTTGGTCCATTTACCGGCTTCGAACAGTATATAGATAATATTGCCGGTAGCATATCTCCGTTACCGTCCCCCTTTACAGATACCTATGTAATAGTCGGTATGGCTATTAGCCCCACAGTATTAAATATTCAATTTGATACCCATAGTGATTTGATCGCCAATAGTTCTGGAAACCCATTAAAGGGTGGCCTACTATCTAATAGCGCTGTCAACGATGGAACGGGCGATCAAGTATTAACCGTTGGAGGAAATGGCAACGTTTTAGTGGCAAATAGCGGAGCTTCTTTAGGAATTAGTTGGGCGCCAGCTGTAGTAGTCAGCGCTCCCTTTACATATACTACTGCTACAAGAACGTTAACTGCAGCTACAGCAACTAATTCCGTAGCAGGAGTTCTAAGCGCTGCTGATCATACTACTTTTTCAGCTAAACAATCATCCACTTTAACTAATACTCACATTTTGGTTGGAAATGCTTCTAACGTTGCCACCGATGTGGCCATGTCCGGCGCAGTGACCATAACAAGTACAGGGGTAACTTCTTTAACAGCAGCCTCTGTCACAGGCGCACTTATTACGGGTTTTGTATCTGGAGCAGGAGTGGTAGCGGCTACTGATACGATTCTTCAAGCGATTGATAAGCTAAACGGTAATATTGCACTTAAAGCCCCTATTGCTTCTCCATCATTTACAGGAACATCCTCTTTTGCAGGTGCAATCAATTCTACAATTGCACAAACAACCGTATCTGGCAGTACATCAGGATCTGCTGTGTTCTCACAGCCTTTTGAAGGAAGTTCATACAAAAAAGTAATTATATATTGTAATGCTTTAGTTGGAACGGCTTCATTTACATTTCCAGTTGCTTTTGCCCACAACCCAGTGATTTTAACAACTAATGGTCTAGCCGCCACGGTGATTACTGCTCTTAGCACAACTACTGTAACCGTAACAGGGGCTACAACTACAGGCTTTTTACTTATAGAAGGATTTTAACTATGCCTTTAACTCAAAGTTTAACACTATCGACAGGCGTTGTCGTAACCTATTGGGTATTGACCTCGTTGCATTTGGATACTAAGACACAAATTGCCACAATTTGTATGTCTGGATATTTAGATTCTACTACATTTTCTAATGGTAATGATCCTGTTACCACAACCCACATTTCAATAGCATTTGTTCCCACGAATATATTGCCTGAGGGGGCTACTGTGCTCCAGGCTTTGTATACAAAAATACAATTAGATCCATTTTTCACTGAGTCTACGTATATTAATGATGGGGTGTAGTTTATGAAAAAGTTATTAAGAAAACTAATAGCATTTATAAAAGGAACATTTGTCGCCGATTGCCCAAGATGTCATCTGCATTTTTACGGCAATCAGAACTACGGAGTGCATGTGAAACTAGAAAAAGTGTATAGATACGTTTGTCATAGGTGTTTTAAAGAAGGGAGTAGGACATGTTAGACGGTATAAAGAAACTAAGTTTAGTCATATTAACTATTTTTGCTCCCATTAAAGCAGCTATTGTAACTGTATTTGTACTTGTGTTATTTGATTGCGTAACTGGCATATTAGCCTCTAGAAAGCAAAACATTCCCATTACATCTTCAGGTTTAAAAGATTCAGTCGTTAAAATGCTTGTATATCAAGTAGCTATTATAGCGGCATTTGTCATTGAGACCTACCTGTCCCCCGGTATACCGCTGACAAACATGACCAGTAGCTATGTCGGTTTAGTTGAGCTTTTGTCTCTCAATGAAAATATTGAAATCATATCTGGTAGGCATTTGCTAGCTGGACTAATTGCGAAAATTAAAACTAAACAAGAATAAGTTGTTACTTATAAATAAGTAAATAGTATCGTTATCTATAAGTAACAACTAGCAATTATTGTTATATTTCATACCTACCGGAGAGTTGAATAGGTCCTATAGAATTCAGTATCTTTTGATGAAAGTCATTGGCCAATTGCCACGAATCAAAGTAATAAAGGGTCTCTATTGGAGAGTTATATATAACTACATATTTGATCATGGTTTTTATTATGACTTGTTTAGGATGTTCTAACTTTTTTAATGATACTTCTTTGTGCCAAGTTTCCAATCTACCATCCTCTGTAAATGAGCGAGTTGATACGCCGTCGAACAAAACTTTAACACCAAATGGGCTCTTATCGTTGACTTCAATTACTTTACCTCTAACACGTGCCCATGCCACTGTATCATGTACTTTAAACATATCAGTCCCCTTTGTCGGCTAAATAGTAGAAATCATAAAAGATTTCACTTATTTCTTGTTGTGAAAGCTGTTTTTCTTCGGATTCATCTAAAAATATCTCTTCTTTACAGACTCTGCAATAATAAAACTCTTTATTGTTAGCAGAGTTTAATACCCCGGTGTTATTACATTTCTTGCAAATCATATAATCTCTATATTTTCTTGTTGTAAAATATTAAACAGTTTATCTCTGACCTCTTGCAAAACATCGGTTCTTGAACTATATTTTACATATTTAATCTCATCTCTCAACCATTGATCTAATTCTGATAAAACTGAGAAATACCCTTCAGCATTCATCTTAATTTTTAGATCATAACTATCTTCAGGCAAATTAAATTCCATTAAATGTTTCAAACAAACTCCTTAATTTAAGTAAGAGAATCAACCATATTAATTAATTTGTCAACATCATTATTTTCCGATGTTGATGCCGCCGATGGAGGGAATGACTCCCCCAATGTTAAAAATAAAGTTTTTTCTGCAATGCGTCGATCCAATAAAGACTTTACTTCTTTACCATCGGCATGGTCGTATCTGATAAACATGTTAGCAGCAGTAGAGTAATCTTTACTATTTAAAGTAGTTAGTAAAGAAGATTTTACTAAAGCTCCTAACCCAATGTTATAAGCTAACGATACTAGCGCGGAGAACTGATTTTCGGTGAGTGGAACCTTTACCATTGATGTCACTCCATCTTCGGTTGCTTTGATGTCGTTTTCTAACCTGGTATTTGCCTGCTCTTCTGTTATGAAGTCATTAGGACTTACTTTTGGATTAGTAGAACCATAGCCTATAGTCCATATTCCTACTATATCCTGATAAGCATGAAGTCTCAGACCTTCAAATTGTTTAATTAAATCAAGACCTTTTTGATTAATTCTCATGACGCCCTTCTTCTATTGTGGATCCAATGACTAGTCCTATTAAAAATGAAATAAAAGCTATAATGTACTCCATAAAAACTCCTTTTCTAGAGGGTTTTAAAAACATTATTACAATATTCTTAACTTACAAGTAAATATTTATAGTCGGTCGATATTTATTTTACAAACAGCGTATTGTTATGAACGGCTTCGCAAGTGCTTCTTTCAAAAGAAGTAGTAGCTTTATTGCAAGCTATAACAAATTTAGATTTGTCTTGAGGCGATCCGGTAGTAAATTGTAAAATGGTATTAGGAGTTTCTGAGGTTAGAGTATTAAGTTCGGATGTTAAGAAAAACTCAATATATTCATGAGGTACCGCGAAAGCATAACCTAAATCACCGGCTCCAGCGAATACTAAGGCACTCAGTTCGTGGTCTGCATTGAAAATCCCAGAGCCAGAAGAGCCAGGCATAATGGTAGCGCTTACCACAATGGCTTCATAATTCTTTACAATAGGCATTCTACCACCGAAGATGCAAAATAGCCCGGTAGTTGGATTACTATAATCATCCTCAGTACAAGCTCTAGAACCTATCATAACTGGAATAATCTCTTTATCTGAAAAGTGTCCTTTGGTTACGATGTTAGGTAACAGATGCGGATGACCGGACACTGTGGCTTCTTCATACTTAGCAGGGGACCTTCCAGCTAATCGAGTTCTCGCATGTAAATCGCTGTTGACGGTGATTCTACATAAATCATGAGTTTTTGAAGTGACATATGAAGAAACAAAAGCTGTTTGTCCTTTGGTAGTAGTAACTAACCCGCCTGATTTAACGACAGCACAAACATGTGCGTTTGTTAGTACTTCGGAGTGTGTTCCTGAAGAGGAAAGAACCAACCCGCTACCTCCAGAAGTTCTAATTAAATTAGTAATCATTACAGTGGCTTCTGTGTTTTCAGAACCAACAAATCTATCGTTAATTACAGAACAACTGCCCAAAATTGATACAATAAATCCCAATACAAGGTATTTCATTCTAATACTTCCTTAATGATAGTCTCATATGCTTTAATAAAAAAAGCAAGTATTTTGTTAAGGTATATTAAGTTTTGTGGGTTTTATTCCAAACTCTTCAGCTAATATTTTACATTGTTCTTTAAAAGCCGATTTAAACCATTTATGCGAATTGTTTTTTATTAGGATTATTTTTGCTGATTCTTTGCCTGCATAACGTCTAAATGCTCTACCACATATTTGCATGAACAAATTCTTACTTTTAACAGGAATAGGCAAAACAACATACTCGCACGCCCTGGTGTCCGAACCTTCTCCGACAACACCGTGGGTGCCTATGAGGGTTTTAAGCTTTCCTTCGCTAAACCACTTAATTAAGTCTCTGCAGTCTTCAGACTGTCCGTTAGCAAATCCAGCATTAGTTAGATTAGACAGTATATTACCGTGTTCAATTTCCTTTACAATACAAAGAGTTGAAAGATTATTTACGTGAAAATTTACTAAAAGTTCTGACACAATGGTATTTAGTTCTTCGTTATTTACTACCCCATTTTTATAAACTGATGCATAATTTCCAAAAAGTTCTTCTTGTTTTTCAGGAAGATCAATATAATAGGCTTCTAGCGGTACTATATACCCTTTTTTTACCGCGGTTGAGTGAGAAACTTCATAAATAAGTTGTCCAGCCACGCTTTCAAATAAAATATTTTCTTCATCTCTCGAACGGAAAGGAGTAGCGGTAAAAAAGTATCTATGGTAGATGCCTGACCATTGCTTTTTATTTAAAGCCCTATAGGTCTTAGCTGCGGAATGGTGTGCTTCATCCACTATCAAACAATCGTAATTACTCGCTTTTTGTAGTTCTTTTGAATCTATATTGCAAATCGTAATATGCGATAAATCAGTAAATAAAGTCTTAAAAGTATCAGTTAATTGGTTTTTAAGTTCAAGATTAGGAACTACTATGAGTGTTTTGAGTTGTAGTTTTTGTACCAACAGGGCTATTGTAATGCTTTTACCGAACCCGGTGGTTGCTTTTACTACCCCTCTATGCTGCTTTAAACATGCACTAACCGCTTCTTCTTGCTCTACATAAGGGGTATGTAGCAAGGAGAGTTTAAATCGGCCTTCTTGAGACTGTGGTTGCCTTCTATTATCACAAATAATATGTTGTTTTTGTGACAGAAACTTTTTTACCGCGGGTAAAAGTCCAGAAGGAAACTCTCCGCGTTTAGACAATAAGTATCTAATTCTGCTGTATGAATTACTGAAATGAGAGGCTTGAGCTGATATTTTGTAAGACAGAAGGCTTTTTAACTCTTTAAATTCATCTACTGAAAGGCCTTCTATCTTAGAATCTGAATTATCAATAGTAAGTTTAATCATATTTAAAAACAATCAGCTCTTTTGTGTTCTTTTAAAGATGACAAAGGAGTATACCTTTCATCGCCCTCGGAAAATCGTATTAATACACCGTATTCTCCAACTCTTGTTACTTTAACTATAGTTATGTTTGGGTATAGGTAGCATTCTCCCACGGTAACTTTATTATATTCAACTAAAATGATTGTAATAAACGCTGTTAGCATACTAATAATTATTAAAATTAGAGCTTTCATAACATTTCCAAAATGCCAGGTGTACTATTTATCAAGGCCAAAATTAAACACACAAGAGTTACTGATACAAAAAATATAAATGTCTCTTTATTTGACATAGGCTTAAAAACTCCTATTAGGGCTATTAGACTGTTTTCTTAACTATCGGAGCGCTACCAATCGATCCAGGGGTTAAACCGCTTCTAAGAGGGCTTGTATGCTCTTGGCAGTATCCTTTACCATCGGTGTTGTACCCTTTGCATAGATAAATTCTACAAAAAGGACCCTGGTAGTGATTCTTATTCAATTTATCGACATAATGGCTAGCTAGCTCTATACAACTGTCCTTTGATAGTTTATTGAGTTTCATTTGTTAATTCTCCTAAACAAAGTATCTGATAAGCGTTATTAACAATCAAGTAAATAATAATTTATTTTTCTATTGACAGATTTCAATATTTGGATATAATAAGAATTGCGGCTACGCTAAAAACTAAACTCTAGAAGTATAATAGCTTTTACTAGGCGCTTTTGTACTTTAACATAGAAATTAAAGGTTTTAACTAAACTCTTACAGAGAGCGCTTTTCATTCTAAAAATCCTATCAAGAAAACTACCATAACTATAGAATACAATACTAAAGTCTGACTCATAATACGACTATACCATGATAGGGCTTATTAGTCTAGAAAAATATACTGTAAATACACTAAAAAGTTATATGATTTTATATAATTAGTTCAATTATTAAATAATCTTTATTTTTTATATTGCCTAATCCCCGGTGTTGTGTAACAATGTTTTTATACGTCCCTCCTCCTTATCAAACAAAGGGCCGCTGGTTGCTAAGTTCTTAGCGC